GGCGAGTCATGGCACGAAGAAACAGATCGCGCTCCAATGGGGAGAGTCCCAAAACGTCGGAAAGTTCCTCGACGATGGTCTCACTCACCCATGGCGCAAAATTATCTGTCGCAGCCTGGTAATCTCCAGAAAGGAAACGAAAACCAGGGGAAAGCTTCCCCATCCGCTCGAAAATGTCTCGAGTCGTGACGGTTTTCCCGATCAGCGCGAATGTCGGGTGATCTTTCAATGTGCGCCACAAGAATTTCTGAAGCGATTTCAAGACAGTGTATGTATACGGTGGTCCTTTAGAGATGGGTCTCATCTTTAGGGCCTCTGGCAACACCTGTACCTTGACGTTCGGAACTTCCTGTTCTGCAGCATCTAAGATGTGCTTCCACAGCTGCCCTGCCTTCAATTGCAGGTCTGTGTCGTCCACCACCACCTTCGTCGGTTCACGCCCATTTTTCAATGAGGGCATCATCGGCGAGTTTCTCCTTAGACCAACAGGACTAATCAATCGAGCCGCGGGCTCATTAATTTCTTGTGGTAAGACGGGTTTTGGACCCACGTACGTAGGACTATCGTACGGCCGAACTGTAGCGAATATCAGAACGGTCTTGTCTTTTTGGAGGGGCTTTGGATTTGGAGCCCAGTGTGTGCGGACTGTCTTCGTCTTCACGAGAGTGTCGGGCGTGCGCAACTGCTCGAACCACGGAGACCTGATAATGTCACCAACCACGCCCAGCTTAGAACGGCTGGAGCTATAGGAGGAGTGGGTTGAAGGGAACAACGGCTTGATGCGATCAGCAGCTGTATAGATCTTCCCAACGAAAAGTTCACGAACGGTACGACGCAGCTGCTTCTTTGCAGTGGCGACGTTCAATGAAATCTCGATTTCAGGACCTGCCTCAGGAACATCCGCCCAGTCCATCAATGTGGATCCGCAGGGCTGATGTTTCTCGGTGGTGAGCTTGATTCTGTTTGCAACTGCCTCTTCCAGGCAAAGGGCCTCTGTAGGCCGTGGCATGGCTTTCTTGGTGTCACGAATCGTTGCGAGGAACGAATGGACACGCTCAGAAGACCAATTGCGATGCAATCTGAACCAGCGTTGGGCACGTCCCCCAAGAAGGAATTCCGGTCGATCAGGAACAGTGGTTTTGAGTGGTTCGGGAAGAAGAGGTGCCGGAGTTCGACGAGCAACATGCTCGGACTTCCATATCCAATACGCGCGGAAAGA